TTGAACTGGAGAACGAGTGGTCACGACCATTGAACACTATTGCAATGCCGCGATCATAACAGGCTTCGTCGCCGGAGAATCGTTGGCCTTCATACTCCACACCCAATATACGCACATTCAATGGCAGGATCAACAACAAGTCCACCAAGTCTTGTTCAGTTTGGTACACCACAACTTCGTCTACATAACGGCAAGCAGCCAATTGAATCTGTCGTTCTACTATGCTCTGCACAGGCCGGTTCTTGGTATCAGGCCTGTCAATAGTTGGATCAGTTTGCAATCCGCAAATCAAATAGTCACAGTAGTTTTTGGCTTCTGACAACATGGCAATGTGGCCTGCATGCAACATGTCAAAGGTTGAAAATGTGATGCCAATCTTTTTGCCTTGGGCCTTGAGTTCTTTGATGTGATTGAATATCATTCTTGGTACGCAGGGTTGGGTATGTCTAATTCAAATATGTGATACTGTGGTTTTGGTGTGTCGGTGTTTTTCAAGAGTTCCATGGTGCGATTGTGTTCGGCTTCTTGTAGTGAGGCATAAAACCCTATGCCCCAACTCAATGGACCAGATACTCCAGTATTCATCAAATAGTTGCCATTCTGTTTGATCAGTTGGTACACTTTGACTGTTCGAGGCGGTTGTATGGGTTCCATTATCCTATCTCACTGCGTCCATCACCAATGTCTCGGGTGTGTACATAACCACTGACTGATTTACGCATGGCTTGATCCTGTTCCCATGTTTCCATTACAACGTGTCTGCACACATTTTGGAACCAACGGTCCACAATGTCTGAGTCTGCGTCTGTGGGTTTCATCATGTATCCGGCCTTGACCAGACGGGCAATGAATATGTCATTCCAGTCTAGTTCAAACGCACCTTGATGCAAATTATTTGGGTCAATGTCCATGCTGGTAATGGCCACGTAGGGCTCGCCCCGCTCAGTGGCCAGTTCTTTGGCAGTCTTTTCTGGTGCCCGAACCACACGTGGTGTTTTTTCTGTGCGCACTGGAGGTGGCGGTGAGACTTTCTTCTTTAACCAATCAAACATTTCAAATGCTCCATCTAGTATCATTTGCCCCAGCCGTTGCCCCAAAGGTCAACGTGCAGTCTGGGACTGTACCAGTAGCCACGTCGCAGTGCTTCGTCGGCCACATTGATCCTGTTGCCATCATACACCGACACCACACCACCCACGGGCATCACAAACACAGGACCACCAAACTCACGTGATCTGTATTCGGCCACAGCGCGATCCAGTTCGTCAAAGTCCGCAACCTTTTCCACCACAAACTTTAGATAGGTCACACCATGTGTTTCATAATCCCAAACCACGTCAGGTTTGATGGCGTCCGACCATGATTCACCTGATACTGAAAGTTTTGGACTGACTGAAAATGTAATTTCACCAAACCAGTTGTTAAGATACTGTTTGAACTCTGTGCTGAGTTCTTGAGTACCATTTGTTTCAAATGTGATGTGTCGCAGGCCACGTTCGGCTAGTATGTCCAACAATTCAGGATATGCACGTTGCCATCCCAACAACGGCTCACCACCTGTGATTACCAAGTGCACAATGTTGCCATTGGGCTGTAGCCATTCTCCATTGGGCAACAGTTCAGTCATTCGGTCTGCTAGTTCTTGTGCTGTGTAAGTGGGACTGAGGTGTTTGAAATCGGGATGCCATGATGCATAGCTGTCACAACCGGTGTTCACCAAAGGCAGTTCTTCAAATGACTTGTACAACCCAATACTTTTTACAACTTCATCTGCTTCGCGGCTGGCCATGCCTGATGGCATACCAAATCCTGAACAGGTAAAGTTACAACCAAACATGCGCAAAAACACACTGGGTACGCCAACATAACGACCTTCACCCTGAGCTGAATAAAATAATTCTGATACTTTTAATTTCATAATCTTGTTACCTTTGACATTCCCGATCGACGAGGATCTTTACTTAGATTAACACTTTCTTCCAGTATTTTAACACGAATTTCTTGATTTGTCACCCAACCTGGTAACACTGTATCTAAATAGGCCAAATGCTCTTCAGGAGTAGGATGATAGTCTACTTTGCCTTCAGCATAGCTGAATCTTTTTTCTTTATTACGATGCCAGTATTCGTGGCCTAAAACCTCAGTGAAACTGGGCAATATTGAATCAAGTATGTTTTGGTACACAGCAACAACATCTTGATCTTGATAGCATGTGGTTTCCCATGGGTCCAATTGCAACATGGGACACATGCTTATAAAACGCCATACTACACCTTTCCGAGATTTCAATAAATCATGCACACTTTTAATAAATGCTAGATCTCTAATAAGATTGCCACGCACACTCACTGCATCAGTTATAAATTCTTTGGTAAAAATAGGCGTGGTCATTATGTTACCTAATGTGACCCAGCTGTTAGTAATGTAACGATCCTCACGCATCACATTGGTCCAACATACCATCACTGTATCACCTGGACCAAAACTTTGACGCTGATCTGCCTCCATCACTGAATTGAAGATAAAGTGATTGCCAGCTCCCGCTTGCGCCCAATTTTGGTACTCTTGATACTGTGCGCCCAGAATATCGGCCCAGGTGCTCCATCGATAATTGGTAAAACTACAGCCAAAAGTAAACAGTCTTGACATCAAGTCACTAGTTGTTTTTTCTTTATTGAAAAGCTACCTTGTGCTTTGGCAGCGCCAACACCTCTACGTGCTGTTTTTTCATCTTGCTGCCCAACACGTTCCACAGTGGCTTTGCCAAAATTTCTACGGCGGGCAAAATAAAACAATTCAAGAAAACGATTCAAACTCATTGTTTTATCTTCAGGAAAGTCCAATCTATACGTTGTTTTTTGTTGTTGCAGAGGCTGATTAAAACTCAAATAATCCCAAATATTATAATCTACGTCTATATTCATGGGATATTGATTTCTATCGTTGTACTTGATATAATAATTTCTTTGTAATTTCATCAAACTGGCCAACAGGGCTGGAGGCAAGTTGTAGCGTTCTAAAAATTTTTCCAATACGTCATACAGTTCATCTACACGGTCCTCTTGGTGCATATTCATTGACGTTCTATGGATGATGTTCCAGCCGTGTATTTCTACACCAATCTTGGGATGATTGATCTTGCCAGTGTTCATCCAATTAGCAAAGTATTGTCTGGTGTCCGCTTCTTCTTTTATCAACCACTCATTGCTCATTGCGTAGGAAAACAGCTCTTCATAGTAGTCATTGTAACTGATACCTAGGTACTTGTTGATGAATCTGGCCACAATGGTGGCAAAGCCATTGATGTGAAATGTAGTTTGAAACCATGCAAAAATCTGCGCATCCAACATCACAGGAGTGGGCATGTCCTTGGTGCCTGTGATTACATCAATGCTTTCTTCAATATGCTCCACACTATAACTGCCAGCAAAGTAGTCTGTGACAGGTTGGCTGGTTATCTTGAACAGTTTCTTCTGCAACAAATTCATCTCAGCATTTTCTAATAACTGTGCTTGGAACACAGTGATGCCTGTGTGTTGATTCAAGTTGTACAAGGCATAAAAATTACGCTTCCATGAATCCAAGGTTTCGCCAGGCAAGCCCAGGATCAATTCTGTGTAAGCAGGTATGTTGCGTTGGTCACACAGTTCAAAAACTTCATTGAGTTTGTTCATTTCCATGTTCTTGCGACGAATGTTTTCCAGCACATCCAAGTCTAAACTCTGCACACTCAAGGTCAAGCCTTGATTGAAGCCACGTGCATCCAGCAGTTTCTTCACAATGTCAATGACTTCTTTCTTTTGATTCTTGGCCCAGGCCACTGAAAATGTTCTGGGTGATCCATAGCGTTCCTGCATCTCAATGATCTTGTCTGCGATCATACCGTCACGTTCGGGATACATGCCAAAGTTGGCATCAGTTATACTGATCCAGTCAAAATTTCGCCGGGCCATCCATTCCAGTTCATCGAACACACGTTGCAGTTCAAACTTTTTAACTTTGTTGTATGTTAGGCTGCCCCAGTCACAAAATGTGCAGGCATACGGGCAACCACGATTGGTTTCCAAGGTGCCCTGCCAGGTCACATCAGGATGATCGGCAATCATCTTGTCAAAGATACCTGACAGATACGGACTGGGTACTTGTTCCAGGCTTTCGATACGTTCAGCATCGGGTGTTTTTACTGCTTCACCATGCCGGTTGATCAACAAGCCAGGTATGTTTTCCCAGTCTTTAGTTTCAAAATGTTCCAAGACTCGTTTGAATGTGATCTCACCTTCATAGCAGATCACAAGGTCCATGAATGGTTCTTTGCGAAACAAATCAGTATCTGTAATAGCAGGTTCAGGACCACCAAAGATGGTCAGCACTGCAGGATTGATTTCTTTGATGCGTCGTGCCAGGGCATAATTGTATCTGTGATTCCACACATAGGTACTGAAAGTCACAATTTCGTTCTTGGCCAAGCGTTGTGCCAGTGGCTCTACTGCATCTCGTCTCCAAATCCAATCTGTCACTTCAAATTGTTTACGTATATTGGAATCTGCAAGACTGTAACTCCATACCACCCCGGCTGAATACGGCAAGTAATAGGCGTTGAATTCTTTTGGCCCTTGTTGGAAATTGGGCTGAACAAAGGCAATTTTGTATGTCATGTCTTATTTAACTACTTGGCAAAATGTCTGTGCGGATTGTCAAACTGTACCATTTGTTTATTGACATCATTCTGGGCTAGTTTTTCCCAGGGATCTTGTTTACCGGCCCATATATTGTTCCAAAATTCCAAACTCATGCCCTGACTGTACATGTACTGTGCCAGTTTTATACAGTCAGTGTGACGTAGATCAATCTGTGTCTTACTGTGAAAATCAGCTTCGTCAAATGGATTGCCTTCCAAGGCAGCACGTTCCTTAAACGTGGCATCATTGTTGTTGCCAGTGATGTCAGCACGGTCATGCAACACCCACACAGGTATGCGTTCCCAGATATCCAACATATAGGCCTGCTGACTGAGCCAACCATCCTGTACCGAGTGTGGTGAGATATAGCCCAACAACTCATACCATTTACGAGGCAAGATTGGGAATATGCTGTAGGGATGATCCAGGTGTGTGTGGAACGCCAACAATTTGAACTGCCCTTGATATCGCATGATCTCTGTGTCCCAGCCCTGGGTCTGCATCACAGCATCATCGTTCCAGATCATGAGCCAATGGCAATTGGTGTACTGAGCCATCTTGTTGTTGTACACATGCAGTCTGTGATAGCCTTGACGCGGAAACTGCACGGCAAAAAATGATATCTCTCGTTCTTCCAACCAAGGCTGCAATTCAGCATGAAAGTATTCAGCGCCAATGTCATCATCATCGTCAAACGCAAACATCAACTGCAGGCGTTCAGGATGATCAGCAAGTTCAACTAGACTGCGCACACTGCGGCCAAGACTGTCTGTGCGGCCGCGTGTGGCCAGCAACATGGCAATATCATATTCTGGTGTCATGCAAATAAATCCTCATTCCATTCTCTATGACCCTCACGGAAGGCCATGTTTGATTGTGTTTCACGCACTTCCACACGATAACACCAAAGACGTTCGGCTTCGCCTGGTCCCCAGTAGTCAGGTATGTACACACCGTTGACATACTTGTACAGCATGTCTGCCAGGCCTTCACAGCCCACTCTAGGCAGTATGGTTAGTTTGGCCAACTTCTTTTCTTGTAGCAACAAGAAAGTTTCAAATTCAGGATCATCTTGACTGACCAGCAAGGTGTGATCAAACTGATCTTCCAACACAGACTTGAGTTCTTTGAGACCTCCATAATCGGCAGCCCAGTTGCGTACATCCAGGTTGTCTGTGCCAAAGTAAAACTTCATTGAAAAACTGTAACCATGTATCAGATTGCAGTGGCTGTCTGCACGCCATTGGCGATACGCACAGGGAAATGCATCATGATATTCTTTGGTTGATGTGTATTTGTATTGCTTTGTTGAACGCCATGTGCGTGTTGTATCAAAATTAAAATCGTCTGACATGCTTTTTACTCCTATGTTAATTTTAGCATAGGCAGCAGAATTTGTATAGCGGGGTGATGCTCAAAGACCGCTTAAAGAGATATTTATTCGGGCTGTTGATAGCCTGCGGCTCGGTAGTTGGCCTGACCAAATATCACACCACGCACTCCTCCCACCGGATCGGCACAGTCGCCATGACGTCGGGGAATGAGATGTACATGCGGATACATTACAGTTTGACCTGCAGCCTCACCACAGTTGATGCCTATGTTGAATGCATCACAGTCACCATCTCGGACCATGCGTCGACCTTCACGCATGGCCGACTCAAAACAGTCATATATCACAGCATCAGTGTTGTACTGTGGTACAAACAACAAGTGTCCGCGAGTGACAGGATAACGGTCTTCAAACACTGCCACATGAAAGTCTGTGAGTGGTTGATATTCCTGATCCCATGGTGCTACACCTGCTGCCTGCGCTTCTTTTAGAGTTTCATATTTCATTTATTATCTTTCTTCGATTGCCTCTACGTCTAATGTCCAAAGTCAAACAATGCAAATTGCCAAACCAAAAACTTATATGCCTAAATGGCGACACATGAACTTTGATGTTTTTGGTCAAGAAAAAATCTTCTAGTGCCGGCGTAGCATGATGCATCACTATGTTTTGACTATCAACTACAATCACATTGGCATAAAAAACTACCATTTGCGTATAACCTTTACTGTCTTCAAGTAAACCATCCAAACTGTGTGGTGCTAAACTCAAATGGCTGGCATCAATGTAAGGTGAGATATCATAGATTGTTTTATTTTGCAAACACTTTGGCACAAATTTGGCGCCTACACAAAACACAGTGTCATCGTCGGTCATAAAAAACCCATGATCAATATGCCCCCAGTTCAGCAATGCATTGTCTGCAGGCACGATAGTTTCAGCTGGTAAATTTCTACGCATCCAATCAAAGCCCAGCTGTGTGCCCGGTCCTTTGGTATTGGTTATCAACTTATCGCCGCACTTGAACATAGTTGCTGTGTGAGTCAGCAATAGATTTTGGTACAGTTTTTCATAAACTATAAAACCGCGATTGAATGCTGGATCCAAGATTTGATAATCAAAAGTTTTGCGCATGTCTCTCAGCATGGGAGGTGGTTGGCTGATCCAATTAGCACCCGCAGCAAACATTGTTTGAAAAATGTTATAGTACGCCAAGCTGTCCAAATATCGATCCGGCATGCTAGTATAGGTCTGATAAATTGTGTCGCCATACACCAGATATTGATCCCGAGGCACCATGGGACTAAAGGGCTCTTTTATAGAAAAAGTATCAAATTGAATTTCATTTTTGTATTTGAAAACTTTGGGGCGATGCACCTTTACCCCCAAATTTTGCAAAGTTTGTGCCAAATGATCCAAATCTGATTTGGTTTCAGTTAGCATAGTATTAAATGCTGATCTTTGATCTAGGGGTATGCACCAATCTAGATCACCTGGGCTGTAACAATCACCAACGATGATCTCTTCAAGCGGATCCCATTCAGTCCATACACTCATTAGTCAGGCTCACCTTGAAACACTTCACCAGTGTCGGCATTTTCCAACTGCAACGGACCAATGATATGAAATTCTGTATCGTCATTGGTCCAACCTAATTCTTCAACACCTTCGTAATAATTTTCTTCCCAGGCCTCGTTGAATGCTTCTAGGTCTTCTTCAGTACAGTTTCTTCCTGCTTCGGTGTCGCCCCAGCAACCGTCATCCATGCTGTCCAGTTCCCAGTCATAGTCGCCGCCGATTTCGTAGCCATCAAGATTTTTTAAATCAATGTCGGGTTTTTCATCACTTTCACAGTACCAAGTGCCCCAACGAAAGCCTTCTTCGCGGATGATGACCTTGTCGTCTTTACGCCAGAATTGACGTTCTATTGCGCTTTTTTTGTGTTGGTTGCTGAGTTTCCAAGTGGCCATATTATTTCTTAAGTCCTAAAAGAGACATCATAGTACGTACATGTACTCGATCTTTTTCCTTTTCATCTTCCGGCAATTGATCGTAGGGTACATGTTGTGCCGCATTATAATCTGCCTTGGGATTGCGTTTCATCCATTCGATATGAATGTACTCGGCAGCCTTTTCAATATCATCTGGAAATTTTTTTACTGCCTGTTCAGCTGCCTGTCCTGCGGCAAGATTTTCTCGTTGCCAGTCAGGGTGAAGTTTATCAAAAGGAACATTGATATCGCCTTCGGTACCATCGCTGTTCTTTTTAATGCGAGATTTAGTTCCAGTAGGATCAAAATTACGACGCCACTGTTCATGTGCCATACTGGCAAATTTATGCACAGCATTTTCTGCCAACGTGACGCTTTCAACTATGTCTATAAATTCTTTAATCAATATTTGTGCTCCTTAACTGTCCAAATCCATGGTGTTCCATTCTTGTATCACTGCAATCATTTCGGCTTCGGTGTTACAGAGAATCTTGGCAGTTTTCCAATCACTGTCGTCATCTCTGCCGCTTACTTCTACCATCCATCCATTGTCGTAACGGTTTACTGAGATGGTTTCATTTACTCGTGCTAATTTTGATAATTTGCTTGACATACTCTTCTCCTTTAAGTTAGTTCTACAACTCTATACTGGCTGGCAGGATAGTGTTCCTGCAACCACTCCAACAGCCCTGGTTCCCAGGGCAGATTGATTTCACCTGTGGCATTTGTTATATACATTATCGTGGTGCAAATTCTTGTTGCAGTTTGATATTGTCCATGAACTCTTTTTTCACACTGGCATCGTCTTTGAACGCACCACGCAACACTGTGGTCTGTGTGAGACTGGAGTGTGCCATGATGCCACGATTCTCACAACAGCCATGTGTGGCCTGTATGTATACACCAACATCATGACTGTCAGTGGCCTTTTCTATGGCATTGGCAATGTCTATGCACAGTTCTTCCTGCAAAGTACCGCGCCGAGCGCACCACTGAGCAATACGAGTATACTTAGACAAACCAATAAGTTTTTGTGCAGCGATAATTCCGATGTAGGCAACACCACTAACAGGCTGATGATGATGACTGCACATACTACGTAACTCACTACGCACCACCAACATGCCTTCGTAGCGGTCTGCTGAGTCATTGGGAAAAGCGGTGCAATCTGGGGGTGCTTCATATCTTCCTGCCATTATTTCGTTGTAGTACATCTTGGCCAAACGCCGTGCTGTGCCCTTGCTGTTGGGATCAGTTTCGCGGTCAATCAACAAGGCATCCAGCACTGATTCAAATGCCGCAGTGGCTTCGTCAATCAAGCGTTCTTTGTCAGCGGAATGAATGTATTCACTGATGTTGTCACCAGCCCAAAATCTTTTGCCAGTGCGTTGCATCTGCTCACGTATGACCTGTGATAAGTTTTTTTCTTGCATGTGTTCTCCAATGTGCAATTGTACACTATTTAGATTGCAGTGTCAATCCAGTATGGAAATTTTTCTACAATCTGGATAGGCTTTTGGTTTAGGAGGTTGACTGCGGTAATTGGCCAGCAGTTCTAGGCCGCGTTGGGCCTCTTCAATGGTGGGACGATAGTGGTAACCCACCCGAAACTCTGTTTGCTCAATCCAAGGTGATATGGACAAATCGCGACCATCGTACCTCATGCGCAACAAGGCTTGGTATGCAGACTCATCATCCAGCAATATGGCACCGCCTCGACCTATAGACAAGGGTTTGTCATGACCAAAACTTAAACACTGCATTTGCCCAGGCCTGTACATGTCTTTTTCTAATCTACGTGCACTATCCCAGATTCTAGTTTTTCTAAATCTGTATTCTCCAACCCATTGCTCGGGATTACCAACTTCATATACATATTGAATTCTAAGTTTGTGCATGAGCATGGGTATACTCAAATATGTGTATGGTGTAAATGCACAAAACTCCACACGATCGTATCGCAAGCACAGTTCAATGGCATGTGTGCAACAATCAGTCATGACAGCACGTGGTGCACCTGTGAACCGGGCTAACTCAGTTTCAAATGCCAATATCTTATCGAACATACCAATTCCAGGCATGTTGAATCATGTCATTCAAGGTATAGTGGCGCCAGCCACTGGCCACCTGATCAAACTTGGCCGAACTGGCAGTTAACTGTGGTGGATCACCTGCACGTTGATCGCCAATGACCACAGTCAACTTTTTACCAGTGATGCGTTCAGCTGCGGCAATGATTTCTTGATTGCTGGTACCTTGGGTTGACCCCAAATTGTAAATGCCTGGGGGAATGTCATGATAAATGGCCAGGCTGTGTGCTCTGGCTATGTCATCCACATGCACATAATCTCTAACACAAGTGCCATCGTCAGTGGGATAATCGTCACCATACAAAGTAAAATCTTGATTATCTCTTGTGGCTTCTAACACTCTAGCAATGATGTGTGTAGCACCTGGTGCCTGCCCATGTCGTCTCTTGGGATCAGCACCACAAGCATTAAAGTATCTAAAACTTACGTAATTGATACCATATGCGCGATGATAAGATTCTAACATCATATCCACCATGAGTTTGCTTTCTCCATATGGTGACACAGGATCAGCAGGATCAACTTCGTGTATGGGCAACATCACAGGTTCACCGTACGTGGCTGCACTGCTGGAATATACAAACTTGCATCTGGGCATGGCCTTGCGAACAATTTCCAACAGTGCAAAAGTGTTCACCACATTGTTTTCATAATACAGGGCAGGATCCCGAACACTGGGTGCAACCAGGCTGGTTCCTGCACAGTGTACAATGGCATCAGGGCGTTCTTGCACAATCACACTGAGTGCATGACGGCTGGAGAAGTCTTCCTGTACAAATCTATCACACACACCTCGAAGATGTGGGGGCAAGGGTTGGCGATCAATGCCAACCACACGTTCGCCTGCGTCTTTCAACAACAGTGCAGTTTGGCCACCAATGTAACCTGACACACCTGTGACTACCACTGTGCTCATTGTTCTATCTTTCTGACATGATATTTGTCTTGCGCCACATGATCACGATAGCGATTGCCTGCACGATTCCATGACTCACCTTGGCCTGTGATGATGTCTACCACACGATCAATGGTGCCGTTGTTCCAATCTGAAATCAATCCCATGTTGTGATGTGGTTCTCGTAGCAGGTTTTGCATTTTGTGATAGGCATCGTCTATTGACCAAGGAACATAGAGCCTGTTGGGATCATTGGCAAAAGTCTCTGGGAAACTACGATAAGCAGGATATAGTACATTACAACCAAGAGTGTCAGCCTCCGAAACTGTGTTTGAGACCCAGTCCTGTAGAGCGCAATTAAACAGAACACGAGTATTGTTGAGATGATCATAGTATTGATTCTTGGAGATGTTGTCGTAGATCTTTAGTCGGCCAGCCGCTTCCATGGCCCTAGCACGTTGCACATACTCTGGATTGTTGCTACGCAATGAGCCACCAGAATAGATCACAAACTCACAGGGCTCACTGGTAAGTTCATGATACATGTCAATCAGGTCCATGAAGAAGCCTGGTTGCTTTTCCTGATCCCAACGTGCGGCAAAGCCCACACGTCTGGGTCGATCTGCAAATGGCTTTATGTTCACAGTGCCACCAATGCGTTCTAACACTTCGTCTTTGCCAAATGCCAGGCCAGAGATGTTGTAGATTGGAGCAGTCCAACCGGCTATGCGCATGTGCGCAACCATTTCTTCGTTTGTGGCCAGCACACCTGTGACAAAGTGGTTCACCATCTTTTCATACGTTGACATCCAGCCCGCCATGCCCCACACATGTACAAAGTCATCAGGGTCAATGGCCTGAGCAAGACAACGAACATAAACACGGGGACGCTGGCTAGGATCAATTTGATCCATGATGTAAGGGAGACTTTCAATGCCTGGTTGAAACATGTCTTCAAAGTAGATAACATCTTCATTGGTGACTTCTCCTTGTTGCATGAGTCTGACCAAGTTCATCATTTGGCTCATTGAAAAATAACTGCGACCATGTGCATCTAGTACTTGACCCACAACAATCTTTTGACTGTTGTTTAAGGTCAAGCCAGGTACGTAGACTACATCCAGTCCACGACGTTCAAATACACGTCGATTCCATTCTGTTAGTTGCAGTGTGTAGCGGGCCTCATAACTTTCCAAGCCCATGTAAAATAGTTTTCTCATTGTATTCCTTTTGTTGATAACTTTAACATTTTTCTAGTAGATTGTAAAGACTTTCTGAATCACTAGGAAAGTTGTTTAATCCGTCACAACGTATTTCATAACCAATTTCTCGAAGTCGTTGTTGAATTATTGCTTCGGATACAATACTGATTGGTAACCATGTTAATAGTTGGTTGTTGGTAGTAGATACCACTATTTTATCTAGTAGTTTGAATTCATCAATAATATATTGTTGTTTAGATTGCCATTTGCGCACAAACTCTGATAACCCAGATTTAGCTGTAAGGCTACAAAATGAAATTATATCTTTAAGGCAATGTTCAGTGTTATACAGCATATCAGTGTTGGTAACAACAAAAAAATTATTTTGCACTTGATTTTTAGAGTCTATCCATTCTTGTACCCATGAGCTATAAAATAAACTAAACCATTCTCTCCATTCCCATGATTGCATTTGATTCCAGTGTGTGTAGTTTTTGTTCCAATTTACAATATTATGTAAATTGTTCCTAGAAAAAATGTCTAAACCTTTACTACGCATTCCTTTGGCTATTTTGTAGTATTGAAACAAGATATTCAACTCTGCAGAATTTCTGTCAGGAGCATACAGCAAAATTGATCGATCTTTTGACGATGTATATAACTGATATCTTGCTAGTATTTCTGGCAAGTGTGAGTGGTGGAGTGGATATGCCGGTGATGTTATTGAGTCTGGTAGTTGAGCATTTTTTTGAAAGAACTCGTCAATAGCTGTTAAATCTGAAAAACCAGTGTGATCGTAAGAATGCATGGATCCATCATCTAAGATTGCAGTTTCAATACCATTATACTCTTCAGTATATGATCTCAATACATATTCTATTGTGCTGCCAAACATACCGGGCACAAAAAACACATGGATCATTGCAGTAATTGTGTCACACGCGATGTCCTGCAAATCGTCTAGTATCCTCATCCCACATGTTCTTGGCATACTTGCCAGCATGCCACTTGCTGAACTGCTGCCAGGCATAGGTTTTGAAGTTGTAGAGATCCGCTTCGTTGTAGCGGTATCCATAGTTCTGACAGAATTCTTGGAATACTTCCAAGTCTTCAAAGATCTCTGTGACTTTGGGGTTGGGTTTAAAAGTAGGTCTTGCCATGTCTGTTCTCCTTAGATGACAATGTTTTGTGAAGGGGTAGTTAATTCGTATTTGATCAGTGCACCATTTTCGCCGTCTTCCGCGACTTCAATATGCACCACACGACCGGGATAACGTGCGGCTATCTGTGTATATAGGTCATCTGCAATCATCTCGCAACTTTTGTAGTCGAGACTTAGAACGGAATTGTCACCTTGATACAGCGACTGGCACCAGCGTTTGAATTGGATGAATTCGATGTCCCGGTCATTGTGGAACACATCAATCCACACCCGGAAGTGAAACACATGACGATGAGGATAGCCAAGGAACGATACATCATATTCGTCGCCAGTGGCCAAGGCTGGATCTGTTAAGGCCGCTGGGTATTTATGGATGCCTTCTTTTTGCCATGTGACCCAAATCTGCCGCTGTGCCCGAGCCATCACACGGTCTGCCACTTCACGCTGTTCATGATTCATGATTTCAAACTTTCAAAGGTTATGATTTTGCCCATGGCCTCACCAAGATCTTGATCTGGGTGTATAATGTGTAGTTCACAGTGGTGTTGATCCTTGCGGTCATCATATCTGTTGTACTCTACCATCATGCCACCATTGGCACGATACACAGTTAAGTTCATTCGGTGCTTATTGCTGCCAATGCTGAATCGATCGTCGTCTCTACCGCTGCTCAAAGAAGCTTCTATACGATTTACTGATGAGATTGTTTCATTGCGTTGTCTGATTCGTTTGGCACGTTTCAATATCCAGTTATCAAGCCATTTCATACTTTGCTATCACCTTTGTAATCATCCCACGAAGTAAATGTCTCACGGCTCATGAGGCTGTGCAGACTGTGGCACCAGACGCCGGGATTGGTAGCGTCAAAGTCCTTGTCATCTATTTTTAACATTGTATTATAATTCCACAGTCGTGTATACGGCACACTTACTCGAATCTGTGGAATAAAATTACGGAATTCACAAAGTGATCCATCATTGAACTGTTCCACTGCTGAAATAGGAATGTCCAAGGTACACCAATAATCCAAGGCCAAAAAGTGCGTGATCATGCGTTCCCACTGTGCCCATTCTTCAGATCTCTGCGGATCGAAACTGTGATTGGCACCAAAGAATATATGCTCACAACCCGGCAAGTTGGCAGCAATGTCAGCAATGGGTTGAAGACCAACCACAAACAATGTCTTCTTGCCAAAGGCCGGTGTGCGTTCTACTTCGATTCCTGTAAAGAAATCAACGTTTTCATGTCCTGCTCGGTTCATACTGACTTCTCCAAGTTATCAAGTTTGCTGGCATCAAAATCTTCTTGCTCAGTCTGTTCGTACTCAAACAGCACATTGAACTGAGTCTTGGCATTTTTGGCTTTTTTGCCTTTGTCTCCTCGGGTGCCCACAATGTCCATCCAGTACAGGTCATATTTTTCAATAATGGCTTCACTGGCTTCTCTTGTGGGTGCAGCAAATATAGCCTCCACAAGGTCTGCAAACTTGGCATGGTCACCATTTTCATACCACATCATGTAGGGCCATGTGCCTGAATCAAAGTCTCTATTGGCACGTTGCACAGCTTCAATGTGTGTCCAAACGTTGTGACCCATGAGCAAGGCATATGAGAAACTGTCCCATGATGTTTTGCCTTCCTTGCCATTTTTATTTAGATCGCCTGGCTTGTAGATACAAATATCTTTCAAGGTCAACATGGAACTTATGGGAGACTCATCAAAACAAGGTACCCAACCTTCCGCCACAGCGGCCTGGCCATAGGGTCTAGTATCGGCAGCATACTTTTTGTCATCCACAATTGGCGACATTCTGTAACTCCACTTTTGATTGTGTGTGGTGTCAATTTGATAGTACACCTGACCATTGGCAGTGGCGAGGAATGGACTGGCACAATCAAAAGAGATAGTGAAAGCAGGGTTAACATACTTTCTTACAGCCCTTTGAATCACGGTGAGTAGCACAGCCCATTCCAACTTTGATGTGCCCAAGAAGTGCATCCAGTCATGTACACCTTCCTGCAACAAGCCATCGTATTTGAGTGCAATCAATCTGCGCAGGATCAAGTGCACATCACACATGTTCTGTCCGCCCATGGCCCAACCGTCAAAGTGTCGGTCTGGGTACTTTTGTGGATCGCAGTATTCCTTCATCAAGTCATACCAACGATCAGCGTCGGTATGATTGGCGCCTTGAAGCACGTTTAAAAATTTCGCACCGCCATTGTTTTTACCTTTGCGATGCTGCATGAAATATTCATTGTTGAACTTGGTGGCAGCAACAGCCTGCTCCAAGGTGGTGATACCACAGGCTTTGCCGGCTTTTTTGTCATGTATGACCCAGGTAGGGATGTCAAGTATCATGCCATAATCAGCAAGATTGTCCAACCATTTTAGTACAGCATCACGCTTTTTCTGTGCCTTGGGACAACCTGAGTTGGCTTTCCAGTCACCTTCCCACAGACCCTTGGCGATTTGGAATCCACCAGAATCGCCCAACAAGAACGTGCCGGGTTCACGTGATCGAACCATGTCTTCTGACCAATCCTGTTTGTTGAGATCCAAGTTGGCATGCCCTGCTGAATACAGGCTCCAACGATATGGGAACAAGGCTTTCTGGCTGTTGAGCCAGTTCATCTGTTCCATGTCTGTGAGACCCACAGGCATACGTGCAGGATCTACATACTGTTCGTTGCGTTGCCTGCCCACAAACGTGGCATAGAAACCTGATATGGCTGGTAAAAACACAGCGTAATCATTCTGTTTGGCGGTTAAATTATCCTGCAATTTGGCCCCACTTGATTTTTAACCATATGCGTTCATGGATGTAGTAGTCGATGCTCAATAAAATATGTAATGCAGTGGCAAAGCCTGTGGCATTTGAAAGATTACCAGTGAACATATAAGTCCAACCAATGGTAAACAACCAAGCAGTGATTCTATAAGTGATCATTCTTGCAATGGTTCGTTGTTTGGTTTCCATCATTTGCTCTGTGCTGGCAAGATATAGTTGTAGACAGCAATGCCAGAATCTACAGTGATTTGTGCAGCACCATCATCTGAGATGCGAATGGTTTTGTCGCCTGTGAGTGCTAGAATGTTTATGACCTGTACAACCGGCCATGACCATGTGCGTTTGAGTTGACCTGTGACTCCAGGATGGAATACAAAGTTGCCTGCGTGTGTGCTGTGATCGCCAAAGAAAAACTTCAAGTCGCCATTTTCGGTTCTAGCCTGAAAGTTGGGCTGTTCGGCATTGGCCTGTGCCTGCATGCGCAGTCGCTGAATGGCAGCCACAGTTGGTTCAAATTCTATGTGCCATGGCACACCTTTGAACTTGGGCGTCTTGAGTTTGTCGTTCACAATCTCTGCTGCCATGAATCTGTAATTGTTGCGGAAATCACCATGAGCATTTTCAAATTCTATACCATCAGGTGCACCAGTGGCTTTTTTGCTCAAGGTCAGTTTGGCATCTTCGCGATATTCCTGCAAGTTCAATAAAATTTTGAGTTTGGCCAAGTTAGGCATGCCAAATGTGCCTGCAAACTCTGCCACAGGCTGTTTGAATGTGCCTTCCAGCACCACTGACAAATCTTCTGCTACGCCCACAATGGCTGTGTTTTTGTCATCTCCAGTGATCTTGACCAAGTCAATACAGCCAAGATCATGTGTGTGTTCTACCAAGTCTTTAAGATAATCTCTCATGCTTACTCCTATGTTGTATGATTATATAGATTTTTTTACTGAATAGCAATTATTTTGGCCAAGGTCTGACCGCCTCTGATACTTTCAATTTCTCCAGGTCGCCGAATCTCCATCCAGGCCACGTCACCTTGCCCGCGATTTATTGAAAGAATTTCAAAACCAATTTGGTTGCAATAGGCTTGTATTTCTCTTCCGGGTGTGTAGCACATAAAACTTTTTTCTGCCAAGGCTACACCATGTGCCCAATCGCAGTCATTGTAGGTGAATATAGCAACACCGCCGGGTCTGAGTCTGGCAAACATGCTGTCAAGATACTGCCGTAGAACTTTCATGGGTTTGTAATTAAAATAGTTGTAGGCAAAAATCAATCCAAACTGGTTGGTAGGCAGTTGCCACAATGCATCATTATTTTCGTAATCATTAATTACATACGGTCGCAATCGGCGTTGATACACTGGTGTAAACTGTTGTATTGCAGGATTTAAGAGGTCTTGATGTTGATCCACAAGATATAATGGATCCAGTGGTACCAAATGTTCAACAAATTTCTCACGTCCGGGACGAATAATCAATCCGGGCAGTCGCCAATCTGTGTATTGTAACAGTCGTCCCATGAGCAACAATCGACTATCTGAATCAATGCTGAGTCTACGTTTCAAAATGTACTCGTTTGGTTCATAACACATTTCTTGTTCATACAATTGTTGACTGGCTTGATATTGTGCAGGTTCTAATTCGGCAATTTGTCTACGTACAACGGCTTTTAGATCGTCCAAGGCCGACTGTGCCTGTTGAAACTCTTGGGCAATATCATTGATTTTATCAGTAAATGCAGCTCCATAATTAGGAATCTGCACTGAATGATTGTCAACTACATGACCTATCTCTTGGAATTTTTTTACGGCTGCATGATAATCAGGAGCAAGTTCATTGCTGTCTAACAAATTCAAATAGCCAACTATTTCGCTCAGTCTCATTCAAAAGAAAATAATGATGTAAATGTGTTTTCGGTGTTGGTGGCCGCGGCCAAGTCCCAGTCCAACACACCCAACAAGTTGTCAATCTTTTTGTCTACCACAGTGGCCTGCATGGCTTCGTTGTCAAACGGCAGTTCTGTGAACCACGTGGGCAACCGGCTTTCATCAGTGGGATAACCTATGGAAGTCCATCCCAAGGCGTTGCTTTTGAGTTTGCACACAATGGTCTTCATGCCATCTACAATTTGCATTGAATAGTTGTCGGCATTCATTCTGCGCAGGTTGTTCCAGTTTAGTGCCGCACGTACATGGCCAGGCATGTTGGCTTTGCCCAGTCTGGCTTCTTCGGCAGCATAGTTGGTCAAGTTGTTCACACGCTTGGGCGATCCTTTCTCCCAGCCAGGTCTGTCAGCAAATTCGTACTTGAACCTGCGAACGTGTTCAATCACGCTGTCACGATCAGCACCGGCCAGCACTTTATTTAGAATTTCCAGCAGGAAGTCTTGAATAACCTTGGGTGTGTCTGAACGCTTTAAATCCAGGCCAGTGGCCTTGGTTTTGCCAATACGACCATTGACATCCAGGCGCACATTTTCAATGTCAATAGCGTTCACAGCATAGCGTTTCTTGGTGATAAACAATCCACGGTCTGCCACTGTTTCACGGCCTGCACGTATCAACTCGCCCATGTCTCGGGGGCAGTGGAAAGCACGTTCCATGAAGCCAGGAAATGAGTCATTGACTTGATCAGCAATGCTATCATACAGTTGAATGCAGATTTCTTTTGACCACTCCATGCGACCTTGCTCTACTTCTTTTTTCAGCACAGGCCATGCTGAGAAATAACATGAGTCTGTGTCACCGTAGATCACTGACTCGCCCACATGATCATACACACCAGTGATACACTCATTGATGTAGGCATCCATGTGCCGGGCAATACTGCGTCCGGTCAAAGTGGTTGATTGACCAATGCGTTTGTCAAAGAATCTGCAGCCAGGATTGAGAATGGCACCGTACAAACTGTTGAGATTAATTTTTTTCACCAACTGACGCTTGTCCCAGAAAGCAATTTCCTTGGCATCTGTGGCTGATTTTTTCTTGGCCTGCAGTTCCTTGCGTTCACTGTACCAACGTTCCAGCAGGCCAGGAATGATGCCTTTCTTCTCGTAGGTGAGTATGGTGCCATTGGCAGTGAGTATCCAAGGGTGATTTGAGTCAAAGATCAGTCGCCAAACTTCGGCAGCCGAGTGCACAGTTTCCTCACCGTTCTCCCAGTCAATGGTGATTTCAGTGCCTTTTTCCATGTTCATCACAGCAGTATATTCCAAGGCAGCAAATACATTTTCCCAGGCGTCAGCAAAACTCGAACCTGCGGCCTGTTTGTCGCGAATGTATCGATCAGTCATCACTGGACGCAGTTGACCCACAATGGTTTCTGGACCCATGTTCATGGCTCTAATGGCCGACGGATACAAGCTGTTGATGTCCACTGATCCCACCCACTCATGCAGGCCTTTTTTGGGATAGGCCACATAGGCACCGGCGGCTTGGTTGTCTGCGGAATCTGTGCGTTGTTGACGATTGGGCACGACCATGCCACGTTCGTGTGCTTCATTGATGATGGCCTGTTCGGTCACCGCCACAGCACCCATGGTGGTCTGTAACAACACTGTGTTGGCATGTGCCAGTTCATTGGCCAAGTCCAAGAATCTCAGTTTGCGATCCAGTTTGTTCAGCAGTTCAGTGTCCTGCCGGTTGTACTCAATGAACCGGTTGAAGTCGTTGTTGTACAGTTGATCCAGGGTGCCTTCATAAGGAGTTTTGCGCTCGCCCAGTTCGTGTTCGGCAATGGCATCTAAGCTGTATGAGTGACGTTCTTCATAGGTGTACTTGCGGTACAGTTGCATATAGTCCATGTGCACTCGACCCACAAGGTCATAGGTTTCTTTTTCAGCACCAAAGCGTTCGAACATGCGCTTCTTGGGAAACTGACCCCACAAACAAAAACGTCTGGTGTCATCTTTGCTGAGCACTCGAGTGATGCGATTGATCATGTAGGGAATGTCATAGCCTTCCGAGTTCCAACCTGACAGTACATCTGCATCGTCAATGAGATCCAGGAATGTTTTCAGCATGTCGGCTTCGTTGTCAAACAGCAAGGTATTGTCAAACTTAGCCACTAGTTCTTTGGCTGTGGCCATGCTCATGTGTCGGGGTGGTAGGGCCAGCGTGACCAATTGGTCCAACCAGTTCAAATACACCGACACCGCAGTGATGCCATTGAATGGATCCTCCACCGGAGAGTATCCACGTGTTTGATCAAAGTCTACTTCAATGTCAAAAAATGCAGTTTGCAATTCTGGAGCATCAATGTCTTTGTAGTTTTCCTCCAGACAACGAAATATGGGATTGATGTCAGATTCATATAACTGCTTGCCCGACTGCACACGAACTTCTTTGCGAAACTCTTTGTTGTTGCGTGTGGAAAAGCGCGACACTGGTGTGCCATAGATGCTCTGGAACTTGCCCCGAGGATCATCATAGTAAAAGATGTAGTTGGCTGGATATTCTTGATAGCGTCGAACACCGTCTCGGCGTTCTACAACATGAATGCGATCGTGTTCACGATCAAATAGTGCATCTACGTAACTCATTGTTCTCCGTTTATGGCCGGTTAGCCATGATACATGTTCGTAACGTGAACGACTCGTTGCTGTTGAAATCAATATTTATAATGTCTTGCCCACGGTCTCTAAAATTGTTTCCAACAGCTCGTGATCTTGTTTGGCCTTGCCAAATTCGGCTTTGTGTGCTACCTTGATGGCCTTTTTCAACACAGCAGGCTTGATTTCCAACTCTTCTGCAATGGCCTTGATGGTGTCTGTGAGACCGCCCTGCAAGGTTTCGATTTCATGCATCACAGCCATGCCTTCGTTGATGATTTGGGTGAGTTTGATCTTTTGTTCGCCGTTGAATGATTTGTTATCCATGTATACTCCTAAAACACAAGTATAACAGCAATTTAAATATTGTCAAGTTGAAATTGCTCACTTTTGGCTTGTCAGTAGCGAATTGATTTGCCAGCCCAGCAGCCGGGCCACACGGTCCTAAGGTAGGTGTGATCGGTTATCTAACAGGTTTGATTCCGGCTAGATGTCTTAAATGGTTTACACTTTCATTGATTCCAGTAAAACTGTCGGCTGCCAATCGTGCCAGGTCGTCATCACTGGCGCCAACATAGTTTTTGCCTACTGTGGCGCCTGTGGCACCACCAAAACCCACTCCTTTGACTTGTTGTTGTGTTTTCCCGGTAATGTTGTTTGTGGCAGTTTTAGTTGTGGTACCGGCTAACTGTCCAGCTGCCACATTGGGACCAACGGTTCGGTTGCCCAGTGTTGCTGTGCCTAGATCAAATTTTTGATCAGTTTGTTTTGTGTATCCACCTGGTGTTTTGGTCTGAGACACAGACATTGGACCTTGATTAAACCTTGTGGTTATATCGCCAGTGTTAGAATCTGTGGTCTGATCTACGCCGCCAAAATTCATTTCGTCTAACTCTGCACCACGGATCATGCGTTGTATTTGTTTGAGTCTGTGATAGTTATGTTCGGCGTCGCGGCCACGATAGTATGCTTCACCTTCGGCACGATCGTAATAGGGATCACGATTGCGCTCAGCGTCGGCCACCAATTCATCAATGTTGGGATATTTGGCTGTCAAATCACGCTGATATTTTTCAGCGTCAAGTTTGGGAGGTGTATATGGCTTTATCCTTGCATCAGCACGTGCCAGGCCTTGCTGTCTTTTGGCAATGGTCTTATCAGCAGCCGCAACCGCTGCAGGATCATCACGGCCAAAGAATCGGTCTATCTTGGCACCTGCTTGACTCACTGCGGCTTTTTTACGATAGTCACCCAGGCTGACTTCATTGACTTTGTTTTTGCTTTCTTCGTAATTCTTTTGTGTTTCCACGTTGCCTTCGGCATCAATGTAATTGGAGCCTGAATAATTTTTTCCAGTGGCAGGATCAGTGTGATCCCATTTGGCCAATGATTTTTGTTGTCCAGTTGCAGGGTTTTTCTGAACAGTGGTACCGGTGTAAGTCTTTGCTACTTTATTTCCTGTATCAGTACTTTGTTGAGTTTGATAGTTACTGACCACATTGAACCCATCATCTTCCGCCACACCTTGCTCTTTTTCTTTTTTGCGTCGAGCAAAATAGTCATTCTGTGGATTCTTTGGTTCAGGCTTTACAGGTTTGCCGGCATCCACATCACGCTCACGTTGGCGACGACGTTGATAATCAGTCAGTGCTTCTGCCATGTTCAGTTTTTTGTTTATGAATAAATCGTTGATGATCATGATTATCGTTCTTCTATGTAATCTTGGCCAAGGTCTTGCTGGCTCTGTTGACGCCGCCGTGCCTGATACAGTTTGACAGCCATGCCAGCATCGTCGAGATTTTTGAAACGACTTGGCAGCCGACGGTCACCGTGACGCAGTTCATAACCTTCGTTATCATTGCCATAACAACTTAAGGATTTGCCATCCGCCATTTCAAACGTGGCAGCAGGTGCATCAGGCTTTGTTGCAGACTCTGGTGATGTGGCTGGTTTACCGCTGACAGTGGCCGGAGCATAGTCAGCGGCCGTCTTACGATCAACAACATTGGATTTCAAGTTGACATCAGGCATGTTGGCCGGATTAGGTAATGTTTTGGCAACTCCTTGAATATTTGCTGCTGCTTGATTGGCATCAAATTTTTCTAATTCATCAGCATCAGTAGAATCAATGGTTTTTTGTGCTTGAACATATTGTTGTTGCTGTGCTGGGGACAATTTAGCGTATGCAGGATCTTTGGTTGGGTCTTGACCCTTCATTTGTCTTACGGTGCCGGCAGCAAATTTGGTCGCAGCAGGCATATATGTCTTAATGGCATTGCCGGCAGTTTGTGCCTGCTGGTTGACACTTGGCTGTGCTGTGGCATTTGATCCGGCAGAGTAATCAAGTTCATCTAATACATTTAAATCACTCTGGTTAAACGCCATGTAACTGTTGCCATTGATATCTCCAGCACGTACAAGGAATACTCCGGCATCGTCATCGCCGCTTTCATCTTGACCAATTTCCCAACCCATGGCTGCCAGCGCACGTTCGGCTCGGGGATCTTCGTCGCCGTGCCACCACTGTGCAGCCAGACGACGCAGTATTTCTTCTTCGCCAGGTCCGCTGTCATCATCACCAGGTGGTGCAAACTCTTCGATCTCTTCTTCGGCCTCGCCCCGCCCCACAGCATCTCTAGCTTTGTCTTTCAAGTCGCGATCTACACGCACTTTCTTTTCCAAGCGATCCAGGTATTGTGTGAGATCTTTTTTGACCTTGCTCAGCATGTCCTCTTCAATTTCTGCCATGGCTTCTTCTAGTGCAGTTTTTTTAGGCTCTACACTGTCGCCCACCATGTATCCGTCCATGGGATGGGCAGGATCTGTTTTTGAGCCCAGGGCACGAACATGGCGTGGTTTGAACAGTGCAGGCAGTTGTGGCACCCGTTGTTGTCCAGGTGTTAATCGGCCTTCCACTGTGGCCAATCGGTCCAAGATTGATCTGATGTCGTTGCTCATGCTCGCTGGTCTTTCAAGAAACTTCTCAGCATCCATGCATGTTTCTGATGTGCATCAATGCGTTCGGCAATGAAGTTGGCAATGCCCTGTTGATTTTCTTGTTCAGCCACAGCAAAAGTGTCATTGAGTAATTCTAAGAGTTGACCATTGTTGGCCAAGAGTTCTTCAATCATGAGTCGGGCTCGTGGAATTTTGGTTTGTCCCTGTATGATGCTGAGTTCAGCAAATCGTTCAAAACTGCCTGGTGAGTAGTCACCCATGGCACGTATGTACTCTGCGGTTTTGTCTATGCTACCGTTGTAGACTTCTTCATATAGATTGCCAAAAAACTCATGCAGTTGTGCAAAGTCCGGTCCTTCCACGTTCCAGTGAAATAACTGGGCCTTGATACTGAACGCATATTCAGTTGCTAATAGAGTTTTTAAACTGTCCGCGAGCATTTTTGTTCCTCTTGTATTCTTTGGGCGTGTTGGGCGTAGGATCCGAACCTGTTGTATATTTACCTGACAGCATAGAACCTCCAGATCTTGATATCACGCCCATGGGCATGCTTACTGGTGCTATACCACCGGCGGCAGTGGCGCCAGCTGACGCTGATTCTACAATTTCACACGCCCGCATCTAATATCTCCACAGCAGTTTGACCTTGATAATCGATAATTTTTCCTGGACCAACCATCACTCTGTGGTTGCGTACTTTAATGCGTCCATGGTCACTGTCCACAGGTTCAAATCGTATGGTATAAACGCCTGGGGATGCCTGTATTTGAAAATTTTCTTGTAGGTATGAATCAGTCCAAATCCATGTACGTTCAGTAAAAAGTTCATTGTTGATGTAGGCACGATAACGAAAAGGTTCTGCCTGTACCTTGGCAGTAACATCACACTCCACACTAACAAAATAAGTTTGCATAGAATATTTAGCAAAATCTACGTGGGTAACTTTTTGGGATTATTTGCCAGCCACTGCCAGGCCAGCACCTTTGTTGAAACTGGGGCTCCATGAATTGGCCTGACGTAGGCCTTTGCGTTTTGACCACTCATATCCGGCTCTGTGACCTGAACAGTCTTTGGTGCATTCCGATCCCAGGAAACTCAACTCGTCCAGTTGTTCATCGTCAGACTGTTTGGATTGTCGACCTTGTACAGCAGTGGGTCGGCTGGGATCATCGGCTGGGGCAGGCCTGGCACTGGGCATGAAGCGATTGATGCTTTTTTGTGTGAGTGGTCCCAACACACCGTCCACATCCAAGTTGGCGTCAAAACGGTCATTGAGCATTTTCTGTATTCTGCGCACAGCCTGTGCTTTGTCTTGGCCTTCTGTGACAAACTCTTGGGCTCTCATTTTTTAGGTTGTTGGGCTGTGGGCATGTTGCGATACTGACGCTTGGTGGGATCGTACACAGTTTTCAAGGGACCAAGTCCTGCTAACTTTTTCACTCTGGCCACCATGGCATCGTACTCGTCATCGTAATCAACTTCGGGCTGTGAACGTTTTTTACGCGACTCTCCTTCTAGTTCAATATCAGTGTCAGGGGTTTTCCATGATGGTTTTTTTGCCGGAATTGGCGGCGGACCTTTTTGTTTTACTCGGTCAGACATTGCCTGCACTGCTTTGTTAGTATCGTATTCTATTTTGTCAGGGTGTTCGACACCATGCTTGCGTTTAAATTCATCCCACTTGACTTGTGTATCAGTCTTAAGTTCAGGAAACTTTTGCGTCTTTGCTGGTTCTGGATTTACGTTACCACGGCCGGCACCGGCACCAAAAGTTTGACCGCTTTGTCCTTGCAGAAACTGACCAAATTCTTTTTCGGTCTGGGTGCGTTGTATGGCTTGAGATTGAGTTTCTCCAGGCCGAACTGTGATACGTGGTTTGCCCACGGGTAAGGTCACAGGATCAGGTACGCCTTGCCTTACGTAAGCAGGTACGTCTGACGCCGGATCTATTTTTTTATTGATGTTTGGAGGTTTTGTTATTGTGGGCGGAGGACCAGTATGAATATCAACTCCGGGTATTTTTGTAGTGTTCCACTGGGGTTCAGTAACAGGTGCTTCTTTGGATCGGCCAAATATACCACGAAATGGTGAAGGACCACCTGTGTAGCCGCCGGCACCACTGCCACCAGGACCTTCCAGCGGCGGATAGTCTAATGGATCTCTTCTTGAAGGCCCAGCTTCTGCTACGTCTTCATTTTTCTTACGACCAGCACAGTGTGCCCGTTGGCTGAAGCCTCGAGGGTTGGCACAGTTGATACTCTTCTTATACTTCTGGCTCCACTTTTCGTCCAGTTCTTGCTGTTCCGCCATGCCTTGCTGACCAACTTCTTCAATGTCTTTGGGATCGACTACTCTTGCGGGTATACTATCTTTCTTGGCCACTTTGTAGGCCCAGAATCTATGATGTCCATCTAATACCTGATATCCAGTTTTATACTTGCGTACCAGAATAGGAGGAATGTTGTCACCCTGTTCTAGCCCTGCCAATATGTTTTTAACATTGGCCATGGCTTTTGGTTGTTGCATTTTGCTGTCAGGTTCAAATCCTACCAGTCGATTTGTGGGAATGTTTACAACAGGTAAACTGTCAAATCCTGTGTCGTCCACTTCGGCACCAAAATAACTGGGATCGGTGTAGAGCTTGACCTTGCCTTCCGCCATGCCTTGCTTGCTGACTGCTACTAATTCTCTTGCTAATTTTTCTAATTCAAAAATAGATCTTTCGGCAATGATTGCATCAATATCGCCACCATAGATATTCCATAATTCTCGATAAAGTTTTGATGCGTTATAGGCAACTTCATCATCCTGTGCGGCTTGTTTAATGATGTTTCCTAATTTTTTACGCATGGAGTTTACACCACTCATTTCGTTGGGGTCGCGAATACTCTCCGTCTTGCTCTTGCCATAGTTGGCAGCACCTTTTTTGCGGCACTGAACCAGTCGTCCAGATGCATAGGCCGACGGCCATACCTTGGCACTCGCTTTTACCTTGTAGTAGCAGGCGTCTTTTTTCTCGGCCAGGATCAGGTCTGAGAAACTGATGCCACCGCATTCGGGACACAGTTGGGGGCCTTCAAATAGTTCGTCTATGATCATTTCTTTTTAGTGGCCACGTTGATGGCCTTTCCTGTACGGTTGGGGTTGGGATCTTGTCTACGTTTTCTAGCCGCTGCTGATGCACGCCCTTTTCGGCCCAGTGCGTGCGCCTTGGCCTGGGGCAAACACTTAGGCTTGCCTTCCTTTTCCGATCCTCTAGCACAGTCACCACGGATCTTGCCGTCGGGACCAAAACGAACCCATTTTTCTTTAAACCAGTCACGGAGATTTTCTTCCAGTTCGCGCTCGTGGATCTTTTCACAACTGCCTTTGCTGTACTCAGTTGTGCCAGGTTTGCGGCGATAGCCAGTCCAGCAGGCTTCAAGAATTTCCCTGTAAGTCATGATTGTTTATTTATAGCCAATCTTCATCCAACGTCGGTAGCGGGTTTCAGGATCACGCAGTCGTCGTTCGCCCCAATATGTAGTGCGATCCAAAGGAAATTTCATGTAGAATTGAGCCGCACCATCAGTGGCCACTCGGGGATTGTCTAGGTTGTTACGCCCTTGTATCACTGTCAGTGTGTCATCAGGCACACGCTGCAACCATGTACGACGCATGTCGTTCACACTGGTATTGATCACTGTGAAATTCTTGCGTGGATATTCAATGCGTTCAGCCAGTCCCAGCACCAACTTCAGTCTGCCCTGTTGATACAAGGGTGCCAGCAGACGTCGTGCAGTGGCCAGCAGTTGTTGCCGAGTTTCCACCATGATCAGCCGATCAAATTCAATGTTGGCTTCTTGCAAAAATATGCCCAGGTTGCCGTACCATGAACCCAGGATGTAGATGTCTCCGGCAGATCTGCCGCCCAGTTCTTTTCGCAGTTGATTGCACAGCCATGTCTTGCTGTTTACAAGATCAGGAGTAAAACTGCCACCCAGGGTGTTGGGCGATGCTTCCGCAGTGAATTCATGTTGTTGCACAGTTTAGTCCGCTGACTTATTCTTGTCTTTTTCAGTGATGGGTCCGCCGGTGATCCAGGCCTTGCAGGATCTAGCACCTGCACACTTGAAGTGTAAAAAATTGCAGTAGCCTAAGTCTGCTAGGTTGATGCTGGCATTGGCATCCACCGCGGTCTCATCACCACGTATGCCTGCACTGATACACTCACGCATGCTGTCACTGACATCAAACGCACCGCAGTTGGCACACTGCATGGTGCGGGCAGTGGCTTCACTGACCTTGAATATCTTGGCACTTTTGCGCCAGTAGTCTTCAGGGCGGTCAGGATTGGCCGGGCCATAGTGATAGTCGTCAATGGCTCGTTGACGATTCTTTAGATTCTCGTCAATGTCATGTGTGGCCAAGGGACAACCACGCTGTTTGGCTTCAATAAGGTTGATTAGGTTTCTCATGGTATGTCTATTATAGGAGTTTGACCATCATAGGGTCTGTTATTGACCACAGTTTTTAGTTTGAATTTAGGATCAGTGCTGCTGATTCTACGCAGTCCTAGAGCGACATTGGTGTTGGCATCATATACCCACACTGTATTGTTTAGTTCCATAGACAATAACTGAGTCACAACTTTTTGTAATTTTTTCAAACAAGCGTCAATTTGATTGGGATCAATGCCATGAGTCTGAGCACGTTCAATTGCATGTTCGTCCACTCCCACAGTGATGTTGGGAAAGTGCAAGTAGCCTATGATTGCTTCGTTGGTTTTGCTTTTGTTGGCCTTGGCTCTGCCGGCCTTCATGTTGGCCAACCAATGTGCCATGCGTTGCTTTTCACCCGAGCTGTGCTTGGCAGTTTTTCTCAAACTGCTGACTGACGCTTTGGTGTTGACCCCTACACGTTTGGCTAAACCCTTGCGTCCAGGATTCTTGCCATCAGCAAAGTTCTCATCTATGTCTTCTTCACCTGGTTCATCCAAGTCATGTGTTTTCAAACCCAGTCTTGTGAGTTGGTGACTGTACATGTTTTCCAAGTCTTCACTACCAAATGCAAATACAGTTGATGGGGGACCAGAACCCAGTTCGCCTGGTTGGATGCTGTCTAGATCTGATATCTTTTGGCCAAGTTTGTACCAGTCGTACATGTCTGACACATCTACTTTGATGGTGCCGTCGGGCATTTGGGGTGGTGACTCTGGACCCAAGGGTTCGTTCAAATCCTTTATTGCGCCTGGACCATGACTGGGCTGTTGCATTCGATATTCACGCAGGCTTTCCGCCATCACCGGATATACTTCAATGTTGCCATCAAAGCCTGTGGTTCTTGCCCAGGTTGCGGCTACTCTATTAGCATCTGCTTGACTGTTGCCCACACCGCCAAATCTATATACTTCTCTACCCAAACCATCAACAACTTTCCATTGCCCATTGAACTCACCTGTGGGGTTGGCAGCTGGTATGTCTGGGAAGAGGTTGGGGAGATCCTGTGCAGTACCACTGTCAGCGTATTCTTCGGTATCCACTACCATGTAATCAGCAGCATTGACGTTGTTTCTTGCAGCCCAGGCCTGTAGAACACCGCGTCCATGACCTTGATCTTCGAGATTACCCATGTTGAATCTAAAATAGTAGTAGGGTGCAGGCCCGCCACGGCGACCATATGCTGCCCGATCACTTCGTGCCACAATGGCATAACGTCCTGTGGGATCGTGTGGTCTGCCGCGACCTTCAGGATGTGACACAGTGGTGGACGCTCCAGCCGCTGGCACTGCGGTAGATGCAGCAGGTGCGGTAACAGGTTCTTGTTTGTAGGGACGCACAGGTTCGGCCACAACTGAATTGATAGTGTTGGCCCAATTTGGATAGCCATCTGGTCCCAGGGCTTTTTGTATGGCTTCTTCCTGTGAACTTGCCACCACTTCGATACTGGCAAAACTTTGTGGTGGATTTGAAACCTTCCACCACATTGGGCCTGTTTCCTTGCCACGTTTGACTTCACGTTCCAGTCTAGCTTGACGCACAAAACTCTTCAGTGCAGCCCGGGGCAGTTCACCTGCGGCATATTTGGCAAAATAACTCAAGGGATCTTTTTCGCTAGAAACATCCAACAACTTGTACAGTTTCTTTAGGTATTCTTTTCTGTAGGCTTCAGGATCCACGGCTGCACTCAGGGCCACTGTGAATCTACGCAAGGTGTTTTCAATCTGGTCAAAGTTGGCATCTAACCAGTCGCCACCTGGTGAGCGGAACTCAATGTAGCCTGTTTTGTTGTTGATTGAAGTGTATTTTTCTGTTGAACCCGAGTGTATGGCCTTGCTGGCCAGTTGATCCATGCCTGACTTCATTTTGGTCAGCAGTTCTTCTGCCTTGGCAGGGTTTTGTTTTATGATACTGCGAATCTTGCCCATGGCTGACTTGGCATAGGTATTGCCTGCACGACCAAACACATCCAGCACATACTCATCACCCAGCAACACAGCCAATTTGACATAGTCCAACTGATTGTTGTCTCCTGACCAACCCGGCACTGATACATTGATGTGCAGGCCAGTTGAGTCGTTGGTATAGCAACCTGTCTTATCAGCCCATGCTTTCACAGTGTTCAAATCACTCAACAGTTCTTCAATGGGCAGGGGCGGGCTCACAAACTCCAGGCCAGAATCATTGGGATCATCTGGGTCCAGGCTGCTGTCAGGTTCCACCACATAGGCATTGGGTTCTCGCCGACCACCGTGATAGTTACGACTCCAGTTGACCTTGCGACCAATGGCAGCACTGAAGTTGTCGGCCACTTGTTCCACATCTGTTTCGCCAGCATCAGGATCATTCCAGTGCGGCCATGTCACTAGGCCACTGTATTCCTGTTCTACATTGCTCATGTAGTCAAGGCCTTCACTCTGCAGCCAGTCGTCTTCGTGATTGTAGTCATTGAACCACTCGTCGCGAAATTCCTGCAGAGCCTCGTCATAGACATCGTTTTGTTCTTCCATGCAGAGTTCTGCATATTGTGTGTAATCTGTACGACCTATCACAGGAGGGTCGCCCGCTTCATCAGGTTCCAGGCCCAGGGCTTCAATGATGGTGTCATCGTCTACATTGTTTTTTACATACTGATACACATGGGCCAGGCCTTGATTGTCCCATTCTGCTTGAATTTGATCTTCGGCCCACTCTTCATAAGAATTTGTCAATCTGCGTCTTAGATCATCAATCTGTCTGCGACCGTTGAAATCTCCGTCATTGAAGAAGTCACAGATTTCATCAATGCTCCTGGTGCGTTCATCGTAGTCATAGTCGGGCTCTCGATCTTGATCTTCGTCCCGAACACCAGGCACAATCATTTCAAACTCCATGCCGGCCAGGGCACCAGTTTGTGCGCTGAGTTTTTTCAGGCTTGTGGGACTCATGGAGATTTCAAACAGGTTTTCTTGTTCTGTCACAAACTCAGAGAACTCACGCAATAGATTTTGTGCATCAGGCTGTAACAAGCCTGGCTCGCCATTGCGTCCAGTTTTGAGTGCTAATTTGTTGGCCTGTCTGCCCACTTCACCAGGTTTGATGTCCACTGAAAGAGCCATGGCATACTGCGGCATGGCTGCTTCCTTTTTGTTTTTGGGAATATAGCCTGATGCATTTTCTTCCAAGGGCTCATGGGCAAAGTGTTCGGGATGTGTGTTGGCCCAGTCACGCATGATGATGCCGGCTCGGGCATTGGCATCATTTTCCCAACGACTACCGGTTTCGCCTGCGTCATCTGGTATGTCACCATGTTGTTGATGTTGACTGCAATGCACCAGTTCATGTGCCACAGTACGCAGTACATCTAGTATGTGACGATTGGGCATGCTGACGTTGAGTGTGTGCGTGTCAGGATCATAACGACCAAAACTGTGATTATGTGTGCTCCAGTCAGGATCTGTATGCAGCCGGATTTTTGGTAATGGATCAATACCCAATTCTGCTGTGACATGCTGAATAAAGTCTTGTACATCACTGCTGTTAGAGTCTGAGTGTTCCAAAAAAGATTTGGTGGTTGGTGCCACACCGTCAGCCGAACTGTAAGATTGCTGGGTGGGATCCATGATGTCTTCGCTAAAACCATAACGGAAACGTTTTGGTGGACGGTCTGCTTCACGCAGACTCAGTGCCTGATCTTCCAACTCAGTCTTGGTGTCTTTCAACAATTTGATACAACCTGAGTTGCGCAACATTTTAAAAGCAATGTTTTCGCAGCCAAACTCGCCGTGCTGTTCCAGCCCTATCTGCCGCATGGCTTTGATCTTGTCCCATAGTCGAACAATGGCTTCAAGATTTTTACTTTTCACTGCGGAATGAATTCTAGCGTCCAAGGATGCCACTTTGTCACGCACACACACATCATCTATCTGCGCACGTTTACGCTTGGGCACACTGATCCATTTGTTGTTTTGAATAGAATAAATGCCTTGGCTGTGATGGGCCTGGTCCGCAGGCTGTACGTACAATTCTACGTCAGCGCCGCCAATTTTTATGTTATGCTCGTCGTTGTATTGGTATTTTTTTGCAGTGAACAATTCTTGGTACACTGGATCTGTTGGCATGTTGACCACTAGGTGTAGATCAATGTCAGAGTTTTTTGTGTAGGAGTAGGCTGCGTTGCTGCCTGACACAGTGATATCTTGGACATCAAGGTCTTCCACTCCCAAGAATTCTTGAAAGTCCTCTGCTATGGCCAAGAGTTTTTCACGCACCGCAGGCAGTAAATGCTCGTCTCGCCCCCAGATTCTGGGATTGAGACGGCGATGAAATCGCACTGCATCGGCAAGATTAAAGGTAGTCAGCTCATGAATGTTCATAAGCTGTATTTACCGTTAGGCCGCGGCCGTTGCTTTCTTGTTCTTTTTGCTAGAAGCCATGAACTTTGGCTCAGGTTCAGGTGCTGGCTCCTTGGCCAATTCGTGTCCTGCAGGCACTGCATTGGTGGGCAATGCTCCAGCCGGAGCTGTGACAATGTTGACATTGGGCTCAAACATGACCTTGAGGTCCTTGTACAGTTGTTCGTGTGTGGCGTAGTCAAATGTGTATGTGCCCACGTGTCGCAACAACACACGTTTGTCTACCCAGACCTGTCCACCGAGATCACGCCAGTTTTCACAGAAGGTCCAGTCTTCTGAGTAGTAGCGGTTTTCACGTACCGCTGTGTCAAAGTAGGTTTTCATGTAGGGGTTGAGTTCTTCAGGCAAACCAATGTCATTGTTGAACGGCTTGGTGGCAGGGTGTGCATTGAGCTTGTCAAATACATCACGCTTGATCAACAAAAAACCAGTGCCAGTCTTGGTGACTTCCACAAGATTGGAATTGGGATCTTCTACCAGGCCAGGGATGCCGTTTACACACCATTTCACCGGCAGGGATTTCATGGGATACAAACCGCCGATGACGTCTTTTTGTGCATCCAACATCACCAGCAAGTGCCAGGGTTCCCAGCCAATGTCAGCGTCAATAAACATCAGGTGTGTTGACTCTTTGGTGTGTAAGAACTTGGCAGTGAGTGTGTTTCTTGCACGTGAAATCAAACTCTCATTGGTCATGGTTTCCACAGTCCAGTCAATGCCCAGTTGCCTGCAGATATTGGACCATTTGATATAACTCATGAAACACTGTTCGGTCAACTGTCCACCATAGCAAGGCATACAGATATGCACTCGTGTGGTACGCAAATAATCAATGTTGACTTGAATGTTTTGCTGGTTAGTGGTGGCAGGGTTTGTGGGTGGTGTTGTGGTCACCGGTGCTTGATCTGACATGGGTTCTCCGTTAAAAATGTGTAGGTATTTACTAGGGTTATAATGACTGTGAATTTTTCCAGGCCTCATGCAACTTAGGCAAGTGCATGGTCCAATCTAATTTTCGTCTAGAATCAATCATTTCAAGATGTCTTTGCCAAGTTTTGTCCTCTTGGGCATCGGCAGATTTTTCTAATATACTGCGAATTGTAGAATGGATGTAATCATCTCCAATATATTTTTCTGCCCACACTTGTTTTAGTTTTGCAGAAGTGTAATCTAACGCTAAAATACCATAGCATTGGTTAATCACAAATCCTACCATTTGTTTGTGAGTATGGCACATATCTTTATACCAATTGTAGGTGTCTTCCGCAATGTCAATGTTGTGTACACCCAATACAAAAGTTATGTTGAATTTTATAGTAGGTATCTTTTGGTCATTCCACCAACTGATATTTTGTTCAACAGTTTGCCAACTCAAAGGATTTCTAATGTATTCAAACGCTGGTCCAATTCCGTCAAGACTGAAATTTACTACCACAGATTTACACATGGCTGCTAATTCCATAAACTCACAACAAGGTCTAATGCTACCATTGGTGTTAAATGAAAGATTTAATTTTTTAATATTGCCATTTTTTTCTATGCGTCTCAAAAACTCCAGGGGCTCTTTGCTCAACATAGGCTCACCGCCGTTGAAATAGAGACTGGTCAACTCAGAAACATCAATTGATTTTGCCGCCAAGTTATGTCTAGTGTAATTGGTAGCTCGCACATGGATAATTTTACCATGTGCTGCATCTTCTGCAGCCCAGGCACTGCTATAGTGCGAACTGCATTGTATACAACGAGCGTTGCAAGTAGGATCCACGTTCCAGTCAAGTTTGGTAAGTCTGGGTCTATTGACATCCACTGAGGTATTTTGGAAATGGCTGATGGCATTGTCTTTGAGACTGAATGTGGTGTAGTTGTTGTTGCAGGCATGGCAGCCTGGTACTGGTTTGTGTTGTTTCACTAACTTTCGCTGTGATTGCAGGTATAGGTCATTGTCAAAGTCAATTGTATCTGTTTCTGGTCCAGGAGTATTGACACAGCATGCAGATATTTTTACTTTGTCTTGATTGATTTTTTCTACATACATACCGTTAAAAATTAACGGACAGTAGTAAGGATTAGCAGTTTGATCGCTCGTCAATGTAATCTTCTTTGAGTCGTTGACCAAATCGGTCTTGGCCCATGGGATACCAAACCATGTATTCAGGATTCATTGAGGGGTATTTTTGTTTGATGCGTTGAATCAAAGGCATCACCGTGCTGTAGGGAATGTTGTGTGCTACGTTCTGTACCTGTCCTGATGCTTGTAGTTTGGGTGGAATGTAGTACAGGTTCACTGGAGTCTTGGGGTCGGTAAAATGAATACGAGCTTCGTCTACAGGTTGATTGTAACGATCTTGGTAAGTGGCATGCATGCCACCGGTGCTGCCAAACCCTGCTGTGAGGCCATCTGCTTCGTATGTGGCAGCCCAACCTTGGTTTTCAGCCACACCACCAATGGTTTGATCAAATATGTTTACTATGTCTTTTGCTGCCATGGGATCTTTTTGAGTGCTAGGATACAGGCTCATGACCAAGGCCAATTTGCGTTTGGCATTCAATCTAGGCCACGCCGCACGTATTTCAGAGGCTGACGTAAATGCGCCTGGGCCAAATTCTATTGTGGGCAAGTAAGCCATATAGGCATGCTTTTTAAATGGTTCCAATTGTTTGGCACCCAACAGTGGCTGTAGATAACTGGGCGATCCATCTTTTTTTACACCACCCGGCCGGGGCGGAGAGTTGGCGTCTTTTTCACTGCGAACAAAGATTAATACATCCTTGTCAGGATCGTACTGACTGGCAATTTCCATGGCCTGAAAAGGTGATTTGACTTGTACAAAGTGCCCCAGTTCTACCCCTGCAGCATAGGCAATTCGTTGTTTGTCAGATATATCAAAAGGTCTGTCGCTTTTGTCATTGGTAGCAGCCACATACACTTCAGCATCGGGAAATGTTCGCTGTGCTGATTGATACAGTGCTAGATGTCCTGGATGAAAAGGGTGAAAACCCCCGGGCATGATTACTACAGTTGTCATAAACTGTATTTATGGTTACATGTTTTCCAGCAACCAGAGATAAATGGGTGTGGAGAATTGAAAACTCAGTGTACCATTACAGCCCATGTAACCATGGAATGTATCTCGAAGTTCGGGTTGTGTGCTGTTGAAATCATGTGTGTAAACTGTTTTGTCTTCAAATATCTGATTTATATCAATGTCATCAAGATTAACATTGGTAATCGATATAAGTACGTCTTTTACAATATTTCCATCTACATCAACTTTTGTATGATTTGTAGTCTTGCCTGACATCACCACACGTAGTTCATGTTCACGTT